GCCGCCACGCCCAGCCGAGCAGGGCTTCTGCCCTGTCGCGCCCCGCCCGGAAGTAGTCGCTGTCCCCGATGGCAGCGTCAAGGGTGACCCGCGTGCCGAGCAGCTCCTCGGCCAGCTCCTCAAGGGCGGCGTCTGCTACCGCCTTGTCGACGTAGACCCGCTCATCGTCCATGGCGTAGAGGTGACCGGGGTCTCCGTACTCCGCCAGCGCCGGGAGCGTGTCTGACTTCGCGAGGCGGTCAAGGGCGCTCATGGTCGCACCACCTCCACCAGTTCCTCACATACCGGACACCACCACTGCGCCCCGTCACGCATGTTCGGCTCGTCCTCGTTCTCCCGTGGCCACGTGAGCGGCGAGTGGCAGTCGGGGCAGACGGGCATGAGCAGGCCGTCGGCTCCGTAGTCACGGAAGTCGCTCACGGCCTCTCCTCGTAGTTTGAGCAGCCGAAGGTCGGTCGTGGCATGTGCTCGGCCTCCATATGGCCGCAGGCGCACTCGCCCCATGCCTCGTGGTACGGCGCGTAGTTCACGCACTCCGCGCAGCACACGGTCGGGGCGTTATCGGCCACGGCAGCCGCGTCGGTCACGGCGATTGTGTCGCCTTTCAGGTTCTCGAAGTAGGCCACCAGCGCGTCGGCGTCGATGAGCTTCACGCCGCCCTCCTTCCCTTACGCTCCAGCCACTCGCGGGCGACGCGGTCCTGATAGCGGCGGCGACGTGCGCCGTCGACGAGCGCGCAGTAGAGCACGACGGCGAATAACCCGGCGACGAGGACCGCAGCCGCGACGATGTAGGTCAGCATGTCGGCACCTTCTCGTGTCCGGGATTGCGGAGAGACGCAGCCGCTGCCTTCCAGTCCGGCCGAACAGGTTCGTCAGGAGCGACGCGCGCCGAGGGCCGGATTGTGGACTTATCCACAGGCCCTCGCGCGCGCGCGCGCGCTGTAGAGCTGAGTAGAGAAGAGAAGAGCTGAGGTTTGCCAAACCGTTCGGGCAACTGTTCGTGCAACCGTTTAGCCAACGGTTCGCGATAACGGCCACATGCCTGCTGGAACGGTTCGTCTAGAGGAGACGGCGGAACGGTCTGTATGCGCCTGAGCGCAGCAGTGTCCATATTCGGGTTGGCTGGTGCTTGGTACTTCATCGCCTTCGGTATCAGCGCCACTTCGGCCGTCTCGTCATAGGCGAGAAAACCGTCTGCAATCAACTTGGCGAACGGTTCCGCCAACCGTTCCGCAGACCATTGGAGGTCGCCGAGCACGTACTGTTTCGGTAGCCAGAACAGGCCCTCCAGTGAGCGGTGCGGACTAGTCAGCAGGTAGAGGGCGAGTAACCGCATGTCGTCGCTCCACGAGCGGTTCATCCAGAACCCGGGCGATACGCGGTAGTACACCGGGGTGAGGTCGTCGTTTCGTTCGCTCACGTCTCGCCACCTCTCACGTACGGCGGGACCAGCCAGCGCACGGGCAGGAGCACGCCGTGCAGCGTCTCGCTCATACGCGCGCCCTCCCCCCTGCGGGGAGCGGGAAGTCGCCATACACGATGCCCTCGTGGCGCATGAGCTGGTACCAGCTACGCGCCCTCTGCGGGTCCACGGTCACCGCCGCCACCGCGTCGCGCTCGCCCTCCCACAGCGTGTCGCGACCCTTGTGGAGAATCCGCCGGGTGAAGAAGCACCCGTTGGACATGTGAAGCTCGATAGGCCCGCGTTCGGTGTCCATCCGTCCGAGGAGGCTCATGCCGTCACCGCCTCGGTATTGGGTAGCGGGAACGGATTTCGCGACGCCGCGAAGAGCTGGCTAACCTGCTTACGCTGGTGAAAGAGCTGAATCGCACGCGCCGTTTTCAGGTACTTCTCTTGCGCCCCGCCGCCGCCCCCGAGCAGGAAAGACGACCCCGTAAGCCAATCGCGGAGGCGGATAACGGCAGATTCGCTCTCGTCGGTGATTACACCCCTATAGAGCCGGTCAACGAACAGTATCAGCTCATGGCGCGGCACGTAGTAATACGCGCAAGCCACTGCCGCTTTGACTGGAGCGGACAGGCCACGCTTCTGAGTCTTGAATAGCCTGCAAGTAAACGCGATTGCGTCCTGATGCTGCTCTTGGAAGATGCGCATCAATGGCAGGTTGGCCCCGATGCCTTGGACCCGGGGTCGTCCTCTATCGTCCGTCAGCCCGAGAGTCGCCATCGCCTTCGACACGGCAGACGCTTGACGGTCGCCGTGGAAGCGGGGAAACGCCACGTCATCGAGGCCACGCACACGCCCCGTATCCGTGACGTTGTAGACAGGGGACGGCACGTTGTAGTGGATGTGGAACTTCGTGGCCAATCCGGTCTCCACGACCATCCAGAGGCGGTGCTTACCGTCGATGACCTCGCCCCGTACGTCGAGCTTGATGGGCGACTCGTTATTCTCGTCCCACAGACCGGCCCGCCGCATCTCGGCGTAACGGTCCACGAGCGCCTGCCGTACCTTCGCCTGTCGCGGCGATACCCGCTCTAGCCATGTCGAGGCAATCTCGACAGTCACGAGCAAGTCCTCATCCCACCGGCCGGTGCCGGGGTTCCTCCAGTTACGGATAGTCATTTACTTGCTCCCCATGTTGAGTGCGTCGATGGCGTCCCACACGGGCTGCCAGTACGACACGAGCGCGTATTCCTTGCGGAGTTGCGTGAGGTGGTGGCGCACAAGCTCGATGACCTGCGTGTGTTCATCTGGCGTCTCGCGCTTCGGCCGCCGAATCGGCTCCGTCAGCTTCTTGACGGTTCGCGGCGTCGCCGCGCCCCGCCGCACCTGCTCGCGTTCCTCCGGCTCCAGCCGGTCGAGCATGGCGCGGGCTTGGCGTTCGGACTCGGGTTTGGCAACCGTGGTTGTCAGAGCGTTGACGACGTGGGCTGCGTCGATGTGCTGGTTCGCTCGCTGCCTGCTCCACCCCCACCGCTCCCGGCAGTACGCCTCAAACGTGGCGTGCGTCTCGCGGTAGAGACGACGGTCGCGTATCTCAAGAAGCGCCCGGCCGACCTCGATGAACGTCTGCTGGCCGCGCTCGATGACCCGCTCAAGCTCGGGCAGGCTGAGGGTGCTTGGCGTGGCCCCGTCGAGGATGGCGAGTTCAAGGAAGTCACTCATGTACTCACCGCCTCTCGTGCAGCGTCGTCCACGAGCGCGCGGAGCGTCACCGCGCCCGCGCTCTCCCACCACTCGACGAACGCCTGAGTGGGGAAACGCTTGGTGCGCCCGAGCACGACGCACGGCACGTAGCGCGCCGCCTCGGTCTGCTGGCCGCTACGCATGAGTGCGTCAAACCGTGCGCCCTGCGCGTAGACGGAAGACTCGGAGACGCCCATCACGTGCGCTACCTGCCAAGCGGGGACGAACGGCCAGCGGAGCTGGTCTTCCAGCGGGGCGCGCGGGTCGAACGCCGCGCGCCACGCCCGGCGGGCCGCTTCAATCTGCGGGGCGCTCATGCCGTCACCTCGCCCTTGAGCCACGCCACGACCTCAGAGACGCGCGCCCTCGGCACCTGCTCGAACCCGGAGACGCCCAACGTCTCCACGAGGTAGGCGTCGCGCTCCGCGTCGCTCACGCTGTTGGCTGTCTGCTGCGTGTAGAGCATGGAGACCTGCTTACGGGTCGCCGTGGCGGCCTCGGAGCGTGCCTTGGCCTTGGCCGCGACGTCGGCGGCAAGCTCCGACAGGGAGCGCTCGGTGGCCGTTTCCGCCGTCTCGCGATTTTCGCGAATAAGGCCCTCGGATGCCTCAGGGCTGTCCTGACCCTCAAACGGCGTATCAGGCCGTAATACGGCATCCTCGGCGCAAATCCGGCCATCCTCGACGACTTCGCCCTCGCACTCCTCGTCCGGCTGTGTGGGCAGGGCCGCGCCGATGCGCTCGGCCACGCGCTCCGCGACGGACGGCCGCTGCTCGACGGCCGCCGAGGCCACGCGGTCGCCGAACAGCGCGTCCTCTTCGGCCTTGATGGCGGCGTTCAGACGCTCGCTCTCCAGCGGCGCGAACTTGAGCGCCCGGAGGACGGCCGTCTTGCAGCCCATCGCGGCGTAGTCGGTCGCCCACGGGCCCACGGTCTGGCCCTGCCTGTTGTGCGGCCCGAAGCGGTCCCGCACCTCGTCGGCGTCGGCGCGGCGCAGCACCTTCATGATGTGCCCGCCGGACTTCAGCCGGATGACCGCGTAGAACGCCCGGATGTCGGCGTCGCGGTGCTCGGCCTCCATGTCGGGCACGTGCTCGATGTGCGGCGACGAGCCGAGCGTGTAGCGGAAGTGGTCGGCCGCGTACACCGGCTCGGCGGTGATATCCACGACCTCGCCGCTCCGGTAGGCGAGCTGGGCGAGGCCGCGATAGCCGGGCTGGAACTGCGCCTCAAGCGAACCTAGGTTCTTGTTCCAGCGCGGGATGAGCCAGCCCTCGCCGTTGTAGCCCGGCCGGAGGCCGAGCTGGGCGGCGGTGAGCAGCGCGCCCATGAAGCTCGGCACGGTGCACTTCTCCAGCTCCGGCTGCTTGCGGACCTCGGTCAGCGCGATGCGCATCATCGAGTCCACGCCGATGTGGGCCGGGAGCGCCGTAGCGACCTGCTCGCGGAAGCTGGCGCTGCCGAAAACGGAGAGGACGTTCTGCGGCCGTCGTTCGACGGCCTGCTGTGCGTCGTCGCGCGTAGCGACGGCCTGTGAGTCGGTCATCGTGTCTCCTTGGGGGTGCCGAAAACGCGCGTCTCGGTCGTGCGGGTGAACTCGCCCGCGATAGCCGGGTGCGCGGCTCGGAGTGCCTTGGTGTCTATGGTGGTGCGCTCCTGCGCCTTCCAGCTCAGGAGGTAGCCGCCGGCCAGCGCCCGCTCGTGCTCGCCCATCAGGGCGCAGAGCTTCTGCTTCGCCGTCTCGGCCTCGCGCTTGGCGGCATCGGAGGCGGCCTTGGCGGCGAGGTACGTAGAGACGAGCCCTGCCGCTTCGGGCGCGTCGAGCACCAGCGGCGGGTCGGGGATGGTGCCGCGGTACGTCTGGCGCAGTATCCGGGCGTCGTCCTCGGTCCCGCTCGGCTCCGGCGGGATGCCGGTCAGCACGTGCTCGTGCCAGAACGTCCGCGCCGCATCGATGCAGCGCTTTTGGATGGCGGGGTTGGCGATGACGAGCACCGTACGCAGCCGCTCCGGGTCGCCCACGTCGGCGGCTCCGTAGGACAGCGGCAGGTCGGTGACGGCCAGATACCACTGCTGCTGGATGTAGTAGGCGTCGGGCAGCTCGCCCGTCTCCTCGTTCCAGTCCCGCCAGCCGTACTTGAACGCCGTCTTGGCCTCCAGAATGGCGACCGGGGTGCGCGGATGCTCCTCGGTGGCCACGAAGCGGTCCACGGACGCGCCCGCCGGGAAGCCCCAATCGTCGCGCACGATAGGACGCGGCCGGTAGGTGACGAACCCCGGCTTGGCCCGCGTGAACTCGTCCGCGATGAAGTCCTCCAGCGCCAGCCCGCGACGCATGGCCAGCGTGCCCGCGTCCGGGTCCGGCGCGCTCATCTTCTCGCGCCAGACCTGTAGCGGCGTGCTCCACTTGGAGACGCCGAGGATGGCTGCCACGTCGGTGCCGCCGAGGTAGGCCCGGCGGGCTTCTAGGAACGCCCGCCGCTCGCGCTCTTGCGTTGCGGTGCTCATGCCGCCACCGCCTTGCGCGGAGCGCCGTCCATCAAGCGGTCGAACTCGGCGTAAAGGTCGCGGCGCGAACCGCAGGCCACGCAGACCGTCTCGGTGTAGTCATAGTCGCTTGCTGCGACGAACGGGCAGTCGCAGGGCAGGTGCGCCGTATGGCGGAAGACCTCGACGCCGGGATGGCTGAAGATGAAGTCGGCCACGCAGTCATCGCAGTGAAGGCCGACGTTCGGGCAGAGCGTCTCGCTCATACCGTGGTCACCTCCCAGCCCGCTACGCCGTCGCGCACGGCTTCGCGGAGCGTGCGGTGTTCCTTCAGCGCCGCCTTGAGCGCGGCGGCCGGGGAGGTCGCTTCGGCCAGCAGCTCGTGGATGCGGCCGTTACGGATGACGGTGACGCGGTAGGTGCGGGCGCGGCTCATAGCCCCTCCTCTCGCGCCAGCACCATCAGCACGACCACGAACACGGCCGCGAAGATGGCGAGGCCACCGATACCGGCCAGATGCTCAACGAGCAGGCCGATGGCGGGAAGGGCGAGGATGCAGCCG